CATTCAAGCCTTCGGCTATCTCACCGAACGCACCACCGAACGAATCCCCGAGTTTCGAGAAAGTATCAGAGAGGAATTGCCCGGACCGCATGATTTCGCCAAGCCCTTCCTCTATATCGTCAATTGCCTGTCGCAGCTTTTTCGTATCGTTACCAGCCTCAAATACGCCTTTCAGACCTTTGGCGACCTTCTCGTATGCCGGGCGCAACTTGTCCGCGGCTTCCTTGTTCTCCTTGAGCGCGTCCGAGATATCTTTTAGTTTATCGGGTGATTTACTCCACAGTTCAAACGTCTCTTTCGTGATACCGAAATCCTTGCCCTTGCTCTCATCCCAGACACCGCTTTTCAAGAACTCCAAGGCTTCACGCCCCTTCCGGTTGATGGCCTCCAACTCGGAGAGGGTCTTGTCTTTCATGTCACCGAACAACCGACTGATAGCGGAAGTCGTCTTGCTCGCCTCTATGTCGAGATCAGAC